ACCTTCATTGGTAGCTGTAACGTAACTAAGAGTATTAGCATCAACTCTAGCAACCATAAATTGACCACTATTTAAGGTGCCATTTACTTTAACTACATTAACTAAATCACCTGAAGCAAAACCATGATTAGTTTTTGTTATAGTAACTAAATTACTGCCAGTTGTTGAGGTATATGTAGCGTTAGATTGTAAAGTTGATATTCCATAATTGCCACCATCAACTCTTGCAAATCTAAACTCACCATCAGCTTGTCTTACTAAAACGTGTGGCATTTTATCATAATCAAATTTAAAAGGTATGCCAGCTTTTACAGTTTCTTCCCACTGCCCTTCTTCAAATAGTCCTCCATTATTGCTTACAAATTTAACGTAGTAATTATCGAAGTTAGTATCATCATCTCCTTTAACTTCTATGATGTAACCATTCGGTGCGACTGTTGGTAAATCAGTAAACCTTTGTACTGAATCTTTAAATATAGACATCTTAGTATTACCTTGAGTATCGTTTCCATCAATATCAAAATTTGTACCATCATTCTTTCTGATCCATAAAACAGGACCATTTTGATTAATAGTAAAACCAGTAAGTCCAGATTCAAGGCCAGTTTTTAAATCAGCAGCTATTGTTGTAGTGCTTAAAGTAGAATCTCCATCTGTATTATCTGTGACTGTAACACCATCTACAGTTACAGAATAAGTTGTTTTTGCTGTAGCTTGATTAATAAATATAATTGCTTGACTTGCTAAACTTACAGTTTGATTATTAAGAACATCTTGTGTATAAGGACTAGAATCAGTATCCATTTTTGTCACAATACTTGTATTTACAACAAAAGTGAAATCAGCAATAGTAACAGTTTTTATAACACTTCTTGGGTCAGAAGTATTTAGATAAGAAGTTCCGTCAGGTTTATTAACAGTTAGTTCTGTACCATCTAATTCAAAGACTTGTACATTTCCATTACTAAATACAGCTACATATCTTTCGGTTGCATCTCTATTAATAGTTTGAATATGTACATTACCAAGAGTTGAAGAAGATATACTTGATAAATAATTAAAACCTGATCGTTTTCTAAGACCTAAAACTGGATTGCTGTCAGCATTATCTTGTATGTCAGCATGATCTGGTTGTTTTAAAGAGTCAGATGATTGTGATATACCTCTTAATAAAGTAGGTATAGCTCTTGAAATGACAGCCATAATTATCTAATTAAAGCACTTGAAGGGCTATATGTATCAAATACACTTGTAAGAGAAGGATCACCTCTCAATAGGTTGTGATCTGCATTAGCTAAATCTGTTTCAACAAGAATAGCTCTTGCTTTAATTTCATCTTGTTTTGTATAAGTTCTCAAGCCTTCATCTCCTACTAATCTATCTACAAAAAATCTAGCTGCCCTAATAGTTATGTATCTTCTAGCTTGTTCTGGTATTTCAGCAAAGGTTCTAAAATATACAACAGTACAAGTTAAGTCTTCATCAAATTCATATCTATTATTTTGTCGATCATAAAGTTTTAATCCACGTTGTACTGCATCTATTGTTGGGTGTTGATGAATATTTGGATCAATTCTTAAAACATCATTACCTATATTTATATGGTTATTACTAGAATCTCTTGATTGTGTTACATCTATTTCTGTATTAAATGACCAACCTTCAGATTGTACCTCTTTATTTATTTCAGCCAGAGTAGATTGAGCAATGACAGCATCAGCAGGTAATGTTCCTGACAAAGTATTTATAGGTGTTTCACCTATAGCAGCCATCATTATATTGACAGCTTCAAGTTCAGTGGTTGCAGCTACAGTCATTGTTTAATACTTTTTTATTTTAAGGGAATC